TAAGTCAGAAGAAGCCCGTGAAGAAGCAGCAGGTTATGCTTCTGAAATCCTACGTACGTTTGGACTAATGGCATAATGGCAAGAATAAATGAATCTTCTTTTAACTCTACACCTATAGTAGACGAACGAGATAAAATAAAGCAGATGCAGGCATTTACTGCTCAGGCTAATAAAAGTCCAGAGCAGTTAACGATTGATAAAATTAATGCACAGATTGCTAAAACACAAACAAGTGTTTCTAATCTAGAAAATATTGCAGCAGAAGTTGGTGCTATTAATCCAGCCGCCATGAAAAAAATGAAGGGCGAAAGCAATACAGCATTTAATGAAAGAGTAACTGCTGCTTACAAAGCGCAGGAACAACCAACCCTTACAGATGAGCAGGTAGCCCAGGGCTTTACTGTTCAGTTTGTTCGCACAGGTGCAGGCGGTAAAGGCGAGTATCGTATTGTTCGTCCATTGGCGTATAATGCGCGAACTGGTTTAGCATTTGATTCTAATGCTAACAACAATAATAATAACAACAATAATAATAACAATAATAATAACACTGGAAACAATAATCCATCACCAGATGCAACATTAGTATCTACTGAAACAGATGATTATGGCAATGTTATTGGATTTTATTCTGACGGTACTCAAAAAACACTTGTTAAGTCTGGCAATAAATACAAGTCAACAGTAGATGTAGATGCGTATACATTACTTGAAAGCACATTTAGAGATTACGGACTAGGAGATTCGCCGTGCTGCTGGACTTAACGTAATAGATGAATCAACATACCTAGAACTAGAAAACTCTTACAATGAAACACTCCGTGCTTATGGTTTGCAAGGCTACTTTGGTGTTGACCGCAAAGTATCTCAGGCTAAGATGGCTGATATTATTGGTAACGATATCTCTGCTACAGAGTTTAAAGACAGAATTGATACGGTAGTAACTCGAGTTAATAACTCCGACCCTACTATTAAGAATACACTTAAGAGATTCTATAATATTACAGATGACGATTTAGTTAAGTACTTTCTTAATCCTAAAGAAAATCTACCTAAGTTGCAGGAAAAGGTTCTATCTGCCGAGATTGGTTCTGAAGCAATTAAGCAGAACCTATTAACAGATGCAGCAAGTGCTACGGCTCTTGCTCAGTTGGGAATAACCAAAGAAGAAGCCCGTAAGGGTTATGAAGGTATTGCCGCTGCTTTGCCAACTGCTACAAAACTTGGCCAGATTTATGATGAAGAAGGTATTACCTATACACAGAAAACAGCAGAAGAAGAAGTCTTCGGACAACTTGAATCTGCAAAGCGCAAGCGATTAAGACTAGCCGAAAAAGAAGTAGGCTCCTTTGGTGGTGCATCAGGCTTAGCCCGTGGTGCGCTAGGTCGCGGTAACTCCAGCGCATTTTAAGTTCCCTAGACGGACCAACCAGCCCCGTCAGGTGTAAAAGTCTGGGAGCAGAAGCCAGTTAAATATCCCCTTATCTAATTGAGGTCTGCGACAACTACTAATGAAGGGTGATGTTGCATGAGCAACGAACAATACTGGGAAGACGATAACGATAATCTGCAGAACGAACGTTCTCAAAACTCGTATGGCGATGATGGTATCGCTAACCTACGCAAAGCCAAACGAGCAGATGAAAAGCGCATTAAGGAACTAGAGGAACAACTAGCGAAGTTTTCTAGGGAATCTAATGAGCGAACCGTTAAAGAAATCCTCGAATCAAAGGGAGTAAATGTTAAGGCTGCCCGCCTTGTCCTTAAGGACTTAGACACTATCAACGCAGACGCAGTTTCAAACTGGCTCGTTGAGAATGGTGACTTAATTGGGTACACGCCAAATCAAGAAAAGCCAGTTGATACAGAAAACATACGTGCTTTACAGCAACAGGATTCTGTAACTCAAACGGCTGACACTCCCGCTTATTCAGAAGACATTGCGCGATTAATTGCAAATGCCTCATCTGAGGAAGAAATCATATCCATTCTCAGCGGTCGATAAAAACCGCACACTAATTAGAAAGGGGATATCGGCAAATGCCTGATGTCTTTTCAACCACAACCTCTGGGTTAGGTTCCAATCTAGTAACCATGGCATACGATAAGTTGATTGAAATCAACCTACGTTCAGTGCCACAGTTCCGTGCAATCGCGGACAAGAAGGTCGGAAACCCAACTCACGATGGTTCTTCAATTCGTTTCCAATTCCACAACGATATTGCTGATACTACAATTGCAGGAGCAACACTCGATGAGACTGTTGACCCAGATGCAGTAGCACTACCAGCAACTACAACACTAGATGTCGCACAGACAGAACTAGGTCGCGTTGTACTTCCAACACGCAAGTTGTCACTTTTGTCACTTGCTGATGTAGACCCATGGATTGCTAACGCAGTTTCATACAACATGGCAGTAACACTAGACAACGGTATCGCCGCTGTTCTTGATGCAGGCTCAAACGTCATCCGTGAGGCTGGCGGAGCACTATCAACATCTGCTGCTCGTACATCTGTTTTCATACATCCACCCAGAAGTTTCACACGACCTACGCACAGAGACAGGTAACAACATCTGGCGTACACCACACGAGTACCAGAATGTTGGTCCTCTACTTGCTGGTGAACTTGGTGCATGGGAAGGTGTTCGCTTCATTGAGACACCTCGCATGACACAGAACATGGGTGGAGCAGACCAGACAGCACTTGCTACTGCACCTGCAGTAAGCGGTGTATCTGGCGCATTCACAATCGTAGTAGCAAACGGCGCATTCGGTGGCCTCGCTGAGGTTGGAGATAAAATCTCTGGCACTAACGTTGGTACAGGTGCAAAGATTACTGCTATCTCAGTTGGTGCAACAAACACAACACTTACAGTGTCTGTCGCTAACTCAGGAACTGTTGGAACAAACACACTAACAGTTACTCCAGTAACACGCGTTTACAACACTTACGTACTAGGACAGCAAGCACTTGCTGAAGCAGTATGGAAGGAACCAGGTATTGAATTTGGTAACGTTGTAGACAAGTTGAACCGTTTCCGCCCAGTCGGCTGGCACGGAATTATCAACTGGTCTATCTACCGTCCAGAGGCTCTATACCGCATTGAAACAGCATCGTCTGTTCGCGTCTAATAAGTAATTAGATGGGTGGGGCAGGGGGAAACCCCTGCTCTATCCATAAAACGGCTTAGGAGGCTATATGGCATACAGATTTACAACACCTACAGTAAGCGAAGGCCCTGCTGGTGAAGGTCGTTTGTTTGAAAGATTCAGACTCGTAAGAGGTATTACAGTCTTGAAGATAGATGGCGAGTACTTTGAAATTCGCTTTCCATCCCAAGAAGAAACACAAGCAGCAGAGATTGCTTACATTGGATGCAAGATTATTGGACTGCAATTAAATCCAGGAGATTCATCATCTCAAAAAATGGTGAGTAATAAAAAGTGGGACAGTGAGTTAGAAGCCTATCGAGCAGCACGTGCCGAAGGTATTCAACCTGCTGGTACAAGTATGAAAAAAATTCAGGAAGCACGGCGTGCCTCTGATGTCATGGGTAAAGCATTTGATGCCAACACCATGGGTGATAGCAAGATAATACAAAACAATACCGTATCTAAACTCAAGGAAGTAGGAGCAATATAATGCCAATGGTGAACGGAAAAGAATTCGCATACACCGCTAAGGGTATGAAGGCAGCCAAGATGGAAGCCAAGAAGTCAGGCAAAAAGATGGTTAAGAAGACTGCTAAGAAAAAGACTATGAAGAAGACAGCAAAGAAGGCTATGCCTAAGAGCCGTGGATTATTTGGAGGAAACTACTAATGGCACAAATGAAGCGTATACCAGCAAGTCAACTAAAAAAAGCAAACGAAAAAATGAAGCAAAAGCCAGCAGTTAAAATTACTGGAAGTGCTTCAACTACTCCACGCGTATCTAATTCAATGATTTCATCTCGCCCAAAGACTACTGCTTCAACAAAAAAGCCAGCAGTTAAAATTATAACAGGCACAACATCGAGACGAAAGAATGTTATTCCTCCAGATTACGATGTAATTCTTCCTGGTATGGGATACACAAGGCCAAGAATTAAGAGTCAACCAAAGAAGATTAAAAAGAAGTAATGGCATACACCAAGGCAAGTTTACGTGAACGCCTAAAGAATCAGATTATGGCTGGTTCTAAAGGTGGTAAGCCTGGCCAATGGTCTGCCCGTAAGGCTCAGTTGCTAGCACAGGCTTACAAGAAAGCAGGCGGTGGCTACTCAGGTAGCAAGACTGCTAAGCAAAAGTCTTTGTCAAAATGGACTAAAGAGGAGTGGGGTACTAAATCTGGTAAGCCAAGCACCCAAGGTGCTAAGGCTACTGGTGAACGGTATCTGCCTAAGAAAGCCCGTGCTGCACTAAGCACATCAGAGTATGCAAAGACTACTGCTGCTAAGCGTGCTGGTACTAGTGCTGGCAAGCAGTTCGTAAGACAACCTAAATCTATTGCAAAGAAGACGGCTAAATACAGATGAAAAAAGATTCCAGATTAACTCGTGCTGGTGTATCAGGCTTTAACAAGCCTAAGCGTACGCCTAACCATCCTAAAAAGTCACATGTAGTTGTGGCTAAGGTTGGAACTCAAGTCAAGACTATTCGTTTTGGGCAGCAAGGTGTATCTGGTTCTCCTCGTAAGACTGGTGAATCTGCATCATATGCAGCACGGCGTAAGTCTTTCAAAGCAAGACATGCCAAGAATATTTCTAAAGGCAAATTAAGTGCAGCCTACTGGGCAGATAAGGTGAAGTGGTAATGGGTATTCTACTTAACGAACTAACAGATGAGGTTTTAATTAACCTTGCTGGTTATACAATTCAACAGGATAAGGCTACACACTTAACAGGTCCTATCACTACAACTACATCTACCCTTGCATCACCTACAATTTTTAACGTAGCAGATGCTCAACGCCTTGGAACTGGTATTGTCGAAATTGATGACGAACTATTCTGGGTAGACACAGTAGACCGCATTTCTAACAGCGCAACAGTTTCTCCATATGGCCGTGGCTTTATGGGTTCTACTGCTGATACACACACTGCTGGTTCTAAGGTAACTATCTCTCCTACTTTTCCTAGACACGTTGTAAAGCGTGCTATTCAA